GGCTCCCAACTGGATTCTGGCTCTGCCAACTGTCGGATAAATTTATCCTTCAGTACTTTCTCTATCACTCGTTCCATCTTGACAATTCTCGGTGATGAGGGATGGGGAAGTGTTGATGAGCATGGAGGACGCAGAGATGAGGAGATTAAGGGAATCCCTCCCAATGACGATCATGGCTCTATTCTTCATAAGAGGAAGCGTCCGGGTCCAGAAATCCACCTCGGCCTTCAGTTCCTCTAGACTCCACACTTGAGGCTTGGACAATAGCGAGTTTGTAGAGGATTCGTCGTGCTGTCTCGAATGGAGGGAGTCCAAGGTATTCCTCATAGTTAGAGAAGAAAATCTCCTTCGCCTCGGAGTACATCTCGAGGGAGATCGCTGATGCTACACGCGTGAGAGATGATGGACGAGCACGCATGAAGCGTGTGATTTTATCAGAGATTGCCTGTCGAGAAATACCCTCATCCAAGGCGATTTGGGAGTTGGTAGCTCCCAAAAGATATGCAACAGTGATCCACACTCGATTGAGGGTATACTTATCCACAACTTCCGCAGGGAGGAGCCGTTGGAGCTGTTCAATCTCTGTAGGAGAGAGCCCATCCTGCTGAGCAATCCACCGCTCACCCTTTTCTCGAGGCATCTTTCGAAGAGCAAGGAGGGATGCCATAGGGATTTTAGATTCAATCCCCATTGGGAGACTCCAAGTGACTGATGAGAAGTTCTACGAGGAGACTGTTCTTGATAAGAGGGATGAACTCCGTGAGGATTTTCAACTGTACGAGAACCTTAACCATCTCATCGCGGTTCTTGAATGTGGATAGAATAGTATCTCTAACATTGGGCATACTTGCATTGTCGAGGGCATCAACGATCTGGATGAGTTTTAAGCATCCAAGGCGGACCTGCGACGCAGTCGACTCGTGATCGAAGAGTTTCTTCTCATCGAGGAGTGTTCCATCTTCATTATACGTGGGCATTATTCAGCCTTTGTGATGATGGTGATGAGGGTTTTTGCCTTCTTGGTAAGTTCAACCTCTCGATTGTCGAGGAGAGAAGTCACCCAAAGAGTGGTGTCAGTTGAGGGGAGATCTCGAAGGGATGCCTTGAGGTCTCTCGCCTCATTGAGGAGCCCCACAACCTTCCTGAATGTAGCAGTTGCTTCGATCTTCGTGATAACATGAGGATCCTGCTCTGATTTGCCAAAGATGGGATGGTACATGATGGGTTCCTTTGGAAATGGGTAGATATTCAGACTTGAATACCTATTCTGAACATGCGTAGGATTTTGGACACGAAGAATGTCCTGCACACTGCTTGGGAGAATAGCAGAATGCAGGACAATTCGATTGCTTCCCAAGTCGAGGATTTGCTGGATATGGAAGACGCTTCACATACACAGGAATCTTCCCAGTAATCTCCTGTGCGAGAGTCTTCACCGCATTATCCACAGTGATTTGATACTCGATCCATGATTTCTTGTCTTGCTCCACAGGATATTGCGGAGCCTTATCGAGGAGTTCCACGCACCCCTGGGAACCATCCTCAAATGTGACCCAGAAGCTCATTCTTCCTCCGAATCGAAATGACTGATGAGGAGTTCCACATCTGAATCAAAAAGTTTATCGAAACACTTCCCACACGTCCCAGAAATCAGGAGTTCCCTTCCATCAATATCAATGTGAGGCATCACGTTCTGGATGGACTCATCTTCCTCGAGCCATCGAGTGAACATGTCGAGGGTTGCATAGTACTTACGAACCCTCCGACAGGCCTCACACCTTACATACACCATCTTGTATTGAGGATCATAAGCAACAATCCATGGATGATTTCTTGTCCACTTCGAGGGAAGATTCCCTGGACCGTGGTAGCAGTTATTAGCTGCAATACAGGTTCCATCGTTGAGGGTAAAGCATGCGCTGTGTTGTCCAGTCATTTGAATCTCCTTGTGAACGTTCGGTCTAGCCACATGCGAGCGTCTGCCTTATCACAGTCTCGGCACATCGCTAAGTACATAGTGAGTTTCTCCTTCTGCACCTCGCTCAGTCGCGCATAGTATTCCGCAGCAAACATGCGAGACGATGATTCCAGCGTACGCATGATTTCAGTAATCGGCGCAGTGATAGGTGCGGGCTGGTGCAAAGGGCGAATTTCAGCAAGCATGGGCTCTGACGTTATGACATTCGGTGTGCCTACGAAATAGTCGGCAGACTTCTCATCTGCACACCAGATCCATTCTTTCAGAAATTCCTCTCTCGCATACTTCTTCGCACCCTTCACAGTAACGAATGTCTCGATTCGAGATCCGTTAATGATGAGGACGTATTTCGGTTTCATTTAGTGAGTGTGTTGAGGGGAGCCGACACATAGCCGACGGTGGGAGCGCTATCACACTTCCGAATCTGCTGGGTGGTGTTGAAAGCGTTATCCTCATCCATCAACAGTGTCATCTCTCGACCATCGGTGAAAGTAAACACGCGACTGGTACCCGTCTCGATGATGTCTGTGAGGAACTTTTTCTGCTCCTCAATCATGGCCCAGATGATGTATCTCGACGCTTGAGTGATGTTGGGCATTAGATGATGACTTTGTTGGTGGTGAAGAGTTCAATTAGATTATACGCCTGGTGGATGGTAGTTCCCGGATACTCCTTCTCACCACACTCCCAAATATCTCCGAGAAGCTTTAATGCAGCGGTATATGCTTCTCGATGAGTATATGTGATGAAGACTCTCATCTTTGATTAATTTCCAGTCTGTGACTGAATGTCAGTGGAAAACGTCTCGTCGAGTGTCTTCTCGGGAAACGCTTCGATCTTGATGAGTTCTGCAGCGAAGATTTCAGCCCCTGCGATGATGCCAGCAGCCGTGAGAGCGGACATCTCGGAATTACCATCGCTATCCACAATAGCTTGGTAATAAGTGCGGATGTCGTGGAGAACGTTCTCGATCATAACGTTGTCGATGACCATAGGAGGTTATCCAAGGGGGAATGGTGGGTTAGTGTGCATGGTGCGGGCACATTACCCCACAATATACCATCGCTTTGTCATCTACGCAATGATGGGGATTGCATCTATACCGTAGGTATTCATGGATGAATATCTATGAAAATGGGGCCGAGACGATTGTCCCAGCCCCATTAGCGAAATCCCGTTGGGATTAGACTACAATCCCCCCTCGCGCTACAGCGTTTTCAGAGTTCATAGATCTTGGGCCTTCTGAAGAAGATTCACCACCTGACCCCAGACAGGGCTATTCGGCACAGCGTACGTGATGTTCGTTCCATTCTTGTGCGCCATGATAGAGCTCTGGAAGGGCGTTCCCCCTCCAAAATCTTTCAGCTTGCGCATCATCCACTGATGCGGAAAATTAGCCTCCACCTCCTCCGCGGTGAACTGTCGGGTGAAGATTGCCTCTGGATCCATGAGATTGAAATTCTGGACGAACGCGAATCCAGCGAGTTCTTGTTCTCCTTCGAAATACATAGCATCCGTGATATCCATCTATATATCCCCCTAATGTGATGAGTGCGAACGGCCCGGCGGCCCGTCATACACAACGATAACACACCTAATCGGAGAACGCAACCCCACGGGTTTCACCTATGCAACCCCCACCCATTGACCGAGCGCAACCCGCAACCCCCACAGCGCAGCAAAGCAACCCATTACCTCCTGCTCCCCCATCCATGCATGTGATGCAGTGTGTGTCGTAATTAGGTCTTGTTAGTATATATATTTTTTATATTACTAACAATACAACACTCCTTACACCACTTATATGGATGGGGGCGCAATGTGTAACCCCCTGCCCTGCTGCGCCGCAACGGTAACCATTGCTCCTTATTCACGCTTGAATACCTAACATTACACCCTAGCACCATCTCACGCCCTCCTATGCCTTAATACTCCTCCCCATTCCCCTAATTCCCCTGGAAAACGTTTGTTTCCGCTAGCACAAAAAAACCGGACACTCTGGTTTCCCAGAATGCCCGGTTTCCACGTTGGTTTGCCAGGGGATCCCCACATGTCATGCTATGTTACAACGTCACATTCTCTGCCATGGCAATGGCCTTGTCCGCATCCACGCCCATATCCACCATCGCAGCGACCCACTGCTGACGGTACTCGTCCAGATCGTTCCCGGTATACGTCGTGCCGTTCGGCAAGGCGTAGACCTTGACTTCCTTCACGACCGTAACGGTCCCCATCGAACGAGTGCGCTGTCCACGGAACCAGTTCACCATCCGGGTTTCCACGTATTCCCGGCCCAGGCCCTTCTCGATGGCCGTACGGTTGACATCCTGAGCGTGAACTCTGATGGACGTTCCGTTGGCGACGGCGAGAATGATTTCCTCCCCAAACGCCGCGACGAACTTCTTGAGGTCCACGATGATGGGGATGTACGCCTTCCCGATCTCTCGGCGGTCCGACGCATTCGGTCCGTGCTGACGGCTAACCGATTCCACGCTCCACGTCAGGCCCATATCATCCCAGTTGTTCGACATATCCACATTCCCCTCGTGTTGGTTGGTTGCGCCTATGGACGTACGTCCACTGGCAATGTCCATTCCCCACCACGTGGGATTCCCCTGGCCCATCGGTTGTCAAACAGCGTGTCCCATGTGTTCGCCCCATGGCCGGCGGGCCGTCGTGTTCGGCCGACGGGGACAACGTACTAGCAAACATCCGTTTACGCAACATGTGTGTCATCTGGAAACATTCTGTATCCCCCATGGGACACATGGTTAGGGGGCACCCCCCGAACGTAGCGCCCGCCCGCCCAAAGGTTCGGTTGAAACAAATCTCACAATTTTTAAACATGTTAGTTATTCAAATCTGAATACCTTTGGCGTGGACGGGGAGGGGGAATGGATGAGAAAGAATTTACGCATTCTCCGCACTATCCACAAAATCATTGCGAACTAGGCCTAGGGATATTATCATTGGGTATGCTTGGAAGTAGAGTTCCTGGACGCCCGCGGGGGGCATCGAAAGATCGAGACTATTCCTCCCCTAAGGCATACTACCGCTCAATCGTGGATCCGGAAGATCTTTCGCCTCGAATGAGGATGGGTCTCCGGATGTATACGATTGCGGGAGTTAGGACGAAGAAAGAAGCAGCGGCTCTTGCTGGATGTTCGGCGGTGCAGCTTACTAATATATCCAACTCGCCAGCAGGTAGGGCGTTCATGAAATCTGTGGATAGCATCCTTGAGGACCAGTCTCTTAGCACATCAGCCCTCATCGAGAAGCTGAGCCGTAGGGCGATTGGAGTGATTGCTCGTACGATGGAGCATAGTGGGTCAGAAGTGCTTCAGCTCAAGGCGGCCCAGGATCTTGCAGATCGTGGACAACACACATCGAAGATTCAGAAGCATCAAGTCGATTCTTTCACAATCGCATCCTCAGATGCCCGGGCTATTGCAGAGTCAATGGTTGCGGCAGCAACTGTTCGGCAGCGCTTCGCGGCGCAAGTGGAGAATGATGATTTTGATCGGGTAGGGTTGGATGCAGAAGACGAAAATATCCCGACTATTACAACCATCGAAGATGTGAGAAAGCTCACCACTGGGGAGGATCAGTGAGCCATACAGCGGTAGTGTCTCTCGTAATTCCTGATGGAGAGACGGATTCCTCGGCACTTAGTGAAGTATGGTCCTCTGGGCAGGCTCGGTCGGCCCTTGGAGGAGCTAAGAGAGTGTGGGTTGCAGCAGGGGCTGAGTTTGGAATTGAGGTTCGCCAGTCGTATGGAAGTGGTGGATGGCTTGATCTCCTTGGCGACGATGGGTCGGTTGTGAAGACAGTGGCTGATGGACTAATGCCGCTTCCTGAGCACGTGGCGATTGAGGATATTCGTTTTGTTGCCGCAGAGGCTGTGAGTGGTGATGCGACGATTACTATCTCAATGATGGTTTGCTGAGATGGGATCTCTTATTGCTTCCCTCATCGCACACACTCCCCTCCTCAGCCTTATTCTTGGTCCCCTTGTGACGTTCCTAGGAGATCGACTTCACGAAGTGTGGGGATGGCTTGATAAGCAATCACCTGTTGTGAAGCAAGGGGCTGCGGTAGTTATTTCATTCTTCCTCGTGGGGCTTGTTCACCTCATCCCCATTTCTGCGCCCATTGAGTGTGCAAACACCCTTGCGAATGGATTGAGTTCGGAGTGTCAGGAGGCCCTGACATCAGGCCCTTTCCTCCAATCTATCATCACCGCCCTTGTTGCCGTAGCAGTTAAGCACGGTAAGCAGGCGAAGAAGTCATAATGCCTCACTTTGGAAGCCTATCAGAGACCGAGTTATCGACGGTAGATCCTCGACTCGTTGCTGTGTGTCGTGAGGCCATTAAGTACTATGACTTTTCGGTAATTGAAGGGCATCGTAATGAGAAGGACCAGAATCGTGCGTATGCAGCTGGTTACTCTAAGTTAAAGTGGCCCAATGGAAATCACAACTCTTACCCTTCTCGTGCAGTCGATTTAGCTCCGTATCCCGTAGACTGGCGAGAGTCTGAGCTCCCTCATGTGCGCTTTGGAATCCTCGCTGGGGTTATGAAAGTGTGTGCTGACCGATTGGGTATCCCTATTCGATGGGGAGCGGACTGGAATCGAAACTGGGACCCTCGCGACGAATCCTTCCTTGATTGGGGTCACTTTGAACTTGTTGAAAAGGAGCTGTGATGGCGAAGTGTGTTCGTAATCCGATTACTTCTGACTACTGCATGCTGTTTCCCAACAATGATCCTCCATGCATCTTCTGTGCTCTCGAGCAGACTATGCTGAAAGCAACGACTGTTGATACATCGAAGATGTCTCCTGAAGACAGGGCCTCTACGGCTAAGCGTCTTCGGGCTCTCGCAGATCAGCTTGAATCGAATTAGTTATTCAAATTTGAATAACTCCATTGTACGAGATCCTACTCACCTTCTTCTGACACCGTTATGAGACTGATAACGGGAGGGCTTGTGGAGGTCAGCTTCTGGATTTACTCATCTGAAACCCCACGAGACGCCACGGCGAGAGTAGGATCTTTCACGGATGCCGTGGCACCTGCATTTGCGTCATTGTTTTTAGTGGCAGGCATTTGATAGGCAAATCCCCTGATAGGATCCAGAAGCCTCCAGGGGATTGCCTCCACTAAGGAGAGTTTATGAAAGATAAGGCTGTTCAACTCGATCTTTTCGTTGAAGTAAATCTCATTAAAGGTTCTACTGGAGATCGCACTCGTGTTGATCGAAATGCTTCGCTTTCTCCAGAGTCTTCTAAGCAAGAATCTAAGGAAACTCATGTTCCCTCGTGGAATTTTGCAAGACGAAAAGATTCAAAAAAAGATTAACTCCTTGTATAAGTCATCACGACTTGCTCGGGAATATTCATCTACAATTTCACAATTTGGAGCTCTCCTCGTGGCAACCATTCTTGATCTTGAAGCAAAGATTGCTGAACTGACAGATGCTATTGAAGCCGATCAGGCTTCTGATCAGGCTGTTGTGGATCAGCTTACTCGTACGATTGAAGATCTTCAGGCCCAGGTGGATTCTGGGAATAGCTTTGACTTCCAGCCATATATTGACCAATTGAACACTGCAAAAGAGAAGATCGTCCCTGTCAAGTCAACTCCTTCTGGCGAAACGCCAGTTGAGGCGTAATTATGACTAGCCGTCGAGTGGTAGCAGTAGTTTCACTTGCTGCGGGCATCGCTGCTGGCGCTTCGGGTGCTATTGCTACCACTCACGGCGCAAGGGAATCAATCTCCATGAATGTTGGGGATACTATTATTCCTCGCTTTTCTATCAAGACTGATTCCCTTCTTGGAACTTCTGAAGGTAAGATCTTTGCAAAAGCTTGTGGTACATCATATATCTATCTTCGAACAATTAAGGGTGTCATTGAGCAAGTCACTGCTGACACTATTGATGTAAATATTCCTTGTCAGCTGGATACAACTGCTATCAAATCTATGGTTCTTGTAAATAGATTTGTAACAGGTCCTGATGGTATTGTAGGTGTGTGGGACGACTTGATGTCTGTGGGTGAGTCTCGCTGTGTGTTTGTGATTCAGAAGAATGCTTTGGATCACGTAGTGACTGGTGCTCCCTTTACACTCGAAGTTGACGATACCACTATTGCAAAGGTAGGGACTCCCGATTCGTTGAAGGCTACTCTAATGCCTCCGAATTTGGTTGAGCCCTCTACCTGTCCTGATACAACTATAGATCCAAATCAGATGATCTGGTCTGTTCGGCCAGCTTTCGCTCTTCGCTAATGCAGGATATTCCTAATCTAGATCCTTCAATCACACAACTCCCTGTAGAGTTGGTTAAGGATCTCGCAGAGACTGGTCGATCATCTCTTTTTTGGTTTAATAAGGCTGTTCTTGGTTTTAAGGATCTAACAGTCTCTTGTCACGGTCCGTTGTGTGAGTTTGCTGATTCCAATAAGAAGCAGTTCAAACTCATGCTAATGCCTCGTGACCACTTGAAAACTTCTTGTATTAGTATTGGAGCAACTCTTCAGCGTCAAGCAAGGGATGTTGAGCATAGACAGCTTCTTGGAAATGAAACTGCTACTAATGCTCAACACTTTCTTCGTTCTATTCGTCAGCATGTAGAGCGAAATAGAGTTTTTAGGGCACTCTATAGTGAAATCATTCCTAAAGATATTCGAAAAGTTCGCTGGAATGATTCTGAGCTCGATTTTAATCGACAGGGAAACTACCCTGAGCCGTCGATTGAAGCGATTGGAATGACTGGTGCTGCAACATCAAGACACTATACACACATTACTTATGATGATCCTATCTCGGAAGAGGCTGTAAAGTCCGAGAAGACAATGCAAGACACCATCAATCGAATGAGTTCATCTTTGGATCTTCTTACGAATAGTGAGAAGGATTCAATTTGGCTCGTCGGTACGAGATGGGCTTTGTGGGATGTGTATAGTGTATGGATTGAGACGTTTGGAACTCGTCTCGGTCGTCTTGTTCGTTCTATCATTGAAGATGGAGAAATCATCTGGCCTGAGAGATTCTCTGCAGATACCATCGCGCTGAAGCGAGGGCTCCTTGGAGAGTATCGCTTCTCGTGTACGCAGATGAATAATCCCAGAAATGCTGAACTGCAAGATCTAAATGTTGAGGATTTTCGGTTCTTTCACTGGCTCGATGATAATCGAGTGCAGTTGTTTGATAAGGAAGGGAAAGAGCTAGACGTGTGGGATCTTTCTCAGCTTGATATCACTACGACTGTGGATCTTGCTCCAGCAGAGACTGTAAATAGTGATAGAAATGCTATTATAACTGTTGGTGTAAGTCCTAAAAGCCAAGCGATTTGTCTCGATGTATTTGCAAAGCGATGTACTCCTGTAGCTGTTATTGACTATTTGTTCTGGATTAAGCGTCGTTTTGGTCCAAGAGCGTTTGGGATTGAGGATGTAAACTATCAAAAAGCTCTTAAGTGGATTATTCGAGATATTGCTGCTGAACGAGGTGAGTGGTTAAATGTTGTTCCAGTAAAGCCGGGAGGAAAGGGTAAACCTCACATCAGAGGTCTTCAACCCCTTATGGCAACTGGACGACTTTTTATCCATCCTGCACAACATATTCTTAGGAATGAAGCATCTGATTACCCCCTTGGTGAGCACGATGATGTGCTTGACGCACTAGCCCTTCAACTTCAATTGTTTGTCGGTCATTTACGACCAGAGTCTTGGAAAAAGTACAAACAATCTGAAAAGAAGCTCCTCCGTGTCCTTAGTGGCCGCGTGAGTGACCCTGGTGCTCCGCTAGATCATAGAGGGCTGATTCTAGCAAACCCTAAAAAAGGTATCCTCGATATTGACGAAGATGACTTCGACGATTGGGAGGATGTACCTGGCCAGTGGGAGGAGATTAAAGTTGGATGAGCACACCATCATAAAGTGGATGCCTTCAGTTATTACCGTTGTAGGATGGGTTGTTACCCTCGCTGTTATGTGGACGAAGACTCGAGATCAGCTTGATAGTCATCATGGAAGGATTGATAGGATCTCACAAGCTATTGAGACTCACGATAAGAATATCATTGGTCTTGAGCATGACGTAAGTACTATTGCAGAATCTGTAAGTCGTATCGAGAAGGCTGCTGTTGAAACTGTAAAATCTGTGAATGAGATGAATGCACAGATGAATGCAAGAGATGTTCGGACACAAGTTCGACTTGCAAAAATTGAGGCTCGAATCTCTCGGGCTGATTGAAGATATTCAACGTTGAATACCTATCATGGCTGAGATTCAGTTTATAGGCGATCAAGATGTGTCAGGAATGGAAACAGTATTAATTGATGATACTGTAGAGAATTTTCCTGTTACTGACACTAATCCATATCCTGATCCTATCCTTAAGATGAGTCCCGAGACAGAGACTCGCCTTAAGAATCACATCGAGAAATGGCTTGAATCGCTTAAGAGTTCTCATGAAGACAAGATTCAAGAGTGGGCGAATCAGGAAGCTGCTTATCGTGCAATTAGCGATGGCCCACAAACAGTTCCTTTTGTAGGTGCTTGTGGAGATATTGTTCCTGTAATCGCGATGGCTGTTGATCCTATCCATGCGAGATTGGATACAGGGATTTTTAAGACATCTCCTGTGTTTGTTTTTAAAGGTTTGAAAAAGCCAATTCTTCCTTATATCGATCCTCTTGAACAGTGGGTTGAGTATTATCAAAAGCATAGACTTAATTTTAGAACTGTTGCAGCTCCTCGCATGCTTGAAATGATTAAGCATGGGACGATGTTCTTTAAAACTGTCTATGAGCGGGAAGAGTATAAGATCAAGTCATATGATAGAAACTGGAATGTTGTTGAAAAGCAGGTGACAACATTTAGTGGTCCAAAGGTATATGGGATTTCTATTCAGGATCTCATATTCCCTCCTGGATATCAAACTCTTAACGACTGTCCAATTGTTGTTGAGAGAATTCGTACTACATATGATCGCTTGATGATTGCACAAGCGACAAAGAAACTTGCTAATTGTGATAAGTTGAAGGGCCAGGAAGAATCGACGAAGGATGCTCTTCGTCTAGAGCGCCAAATTAGTTCTAATCATGAGACTGCTGATCGAGATGTCTACGATCAAATTGAGATTTTTGAGTGTTGGCTAGATTTCGCTATTGATGATGAAGATGATATTCCTGAGCGGCTTGTAGTTACATATCACTGGCCATCTGGAACTATCCTTCAGTGTCGATACAATTGGTACTTTCATCAGCGAAAGCCATATACTGCTATTCCATACCAAGTCACAAATGATTCAATCTATGGATTGGGTATTTGTGAGATGTCTGGATTCTTTCAGGATGCTGAGACAAAGTGGCATCGAATGGCTACTGATAATGCCTATTTGGCAAATATCAGGATGTTTATCGCCAAGAGAGATAGTGGAATTGAGGAGGTGCCTAAGCTATATACTGGACGAACTTTCTTTGTTGATAACCCATCTCAAGACTTCATCCCATTCGCCGCAGCAGATATCTACCAATCAACACTTCAAGAGCGTCAAAATCTCTTTGGGTTGAATGAGAAGCGAACTGGTGTTTCGGATTACTTGACTGGCCGGGAATCTCCCATTGTTGGATCAAGGGCTACTGCAACTTCAACTGTGGCATTGATTAAGGAAGGTACTCGTCGAGTTGAGGAAGTCCTTGAGAATGTTCGTGCAGGGTTTTCTGAAATTATTCAGATGTGTATGAATATCTGGATTCAGTATGGTCTAGATGGGATTGATGATGTAGTGTTTGGGGATGATAAAGTTGGTGTAATGATTAAGGATTTCTTTGACAAGACTTCGCAGGAAAGTATTAATGGCATGATTGCTGTTGATATTTCTGCAACTGATGCTGCATCTAACCGCTCGATTCAGCAGCAGATTCAGTTGTCGATTATTCAAGTAATGATGCAATACCTCGACAAACTTGTGCAAGCTGGTCAGATGGCAATTCAGGCTGCACAGGTTACTCCTGCCCTCACAGCTTTGATTAGTGAGGTTATGGAGAGTGCAAGGAAGATGTTTACCGATCTCCTCACGAAATATGACATCAGAAATCCAGAAGACTATCTCCCGGACCTACAAAAATATCTCGACGGGGCTATTCAGCAAGGGCAACTCAATGCCGCAGGAGGACAGCCTCAAGACGGAAATCCTCAAGGACAACTCCCTCCTGGCGTTGGAGGAACTCCGCTCCCACCAAGGGTACCTTCTTTTAATTCAGCATCTGGAAACCCTGCTGCACAATACGCAGCGCGAGTTGGAGGGGGAGATTCAGCAGCACTTGGTGTATAGGCTTCAAGGGAAAATTAGTGCGTTGCGTAGCGCACTTCGCGGACTCGACGACATCGAGCGGACTTTAAAGCAAGGGTAGATGAATGGAAGAAGATGAGCTGAATGAGAGTCCATTTGGCACAACGCTCTCAATGGATCAGATTGAAGCTGGAATGCAGTCTGAAGAGCCTCAATCGACGGATATAGAGTCTCCGCTAAGTGGAGAGTCGATTCCCGAAGCATATCGTGGGAAGTCACTGAAGGATGTGATTGCGATTGCTGAGACGGCTCGTTCGCAGATGAACGAGTCTATTAATGCGGCGAAGGAAGCAGCACTTGCAGCTCAGCGAATTGCTGAATCTTCTCGTCCTCCGGAGCGTCAGCCTGTTGAACAGGCTCCTAAGGAGTATACTCGAGAAGAGTTGCAGGAGATTTATAGTGAAGATCCACTGAAGGCAATCGAAATTATTGAGAATCAAGCAGCTCGACGGATTAGCCAACACCTTGAAGATCGCATTGCTCCTCTGACTGCTGGTACAGTCGCTGCGGCTGAACAGTGGGCTCGGCAGGAGTATGCAACTGAGTTTGAGTTGTTTGGAGGCGAGATTCAGAAGGTTATTGATAGTGTTCCAAATAAGCAAGTTTTTTCGTCAAAGAAAGGTTGGGATGACGCAATTGCTTTTGTTCGAGGACAGAAGGGAAATTTTGAGAAGTATATCGAACATCAGCAACAGAAAGCTTTTGGGGCACAGGGCGATAGTGCAAGAGAACATCAGCGAGGATCTGCTGGATTTAATGGTCGCTCAGTAGCTTCTAGTGGAAGGAGTGTTGATTCCTCAAGCAAGAAGGTGGAGGATAGCATGAGTAGTGACGAGCGGTCAATTGCACAGAGATTTATTGATAGTGGAGTTTTTAAGGACTTCGCTGAGTATCGTCGCTGGCAAAAAATGGGAGGTTGAAATGGGAGTTCAGGAGATGAAGGACCTCAAGTCGCTGAGACGCGAAGAGGAGAAGACTGTTCCGGGAGCTCGTGTGCGGACTCCTCGTCAGCAGCTCGTGGATGCTCGGACAGTCCAGGCGAAGCACCCTGATAAGCATATCAGGTGGGTGAATATTAAGGACCCTCAGAAAGTCGAGGAGCGCAAGAACGATGGTTATGTTCGGCTTACTTCTGAGGAGGGTGGAAAGTCTATTGGGGATCAGCTTGCACTCTTTGCTATCCCTAAGGAGCATGCATCTCAGCGGAGACGGGAGCATGCTGAACGGGCGGAGATGCTCCTCAATGCCCATAAGCACGAGGTTCGGGCAGCGGCAGAAGCAGCCGCAAAAAATCTTAGAGACACCACTGGCATCAAAGTTAGTGCAAATCGTCTCATCATTGATGAATCTGAATAGGAGGTACGAGAATGGCAAGTTCATTTCCTGCTCAGGTGGCGTACAACCTTGACGACTCGACGGTTGAGGAGTATACTCCTGACAATGACAGTGATGCTTTTGTTCCAGGGGATTTTGTTGTATTGACGAATAATGAAGCTGGAGTGTGTGGAGCGAATCCTTCAACTATCCAGGGGTTGGCTGAAGTAGATAGTGTTGAAGCCGCAGGAATTACTCCTAACGGTAAGGTTCCTGTTCGCGTCCTTGGTCCGAGTACTGTTCTTGCTATGAGCTCTTCGACAACTCCTGTTGAAGCTACT